GGACCACGGCCTCAAGCGTGAGGTCGAGACGAACAAGCTGCGCCTCGCGGCGCAGGACCAGGCAGCCAAGCACGCCGAGGCGCGTGCGGCAGCGAGCGCGCAGGCGGCGGCCGCCGCGCAGAAACCCCAACCAACGAAGGCACCACGATGAAGATCATCCCCACCCCCCACTTCGCTCCTGCTGACGACGGCGGCAGCGCCGGCGGCGCGGAAGATCGCGGCGACGAGCTGCGGTCGACGGACTCGGACGCTGAAGCAGACGCGGTAGCGGCTGCGGCGGCGAGGGAGGCGGTCGCGGCCGAAGAGGCTGCGGCCGAAGAGGCTGCGGCCGAGGCGGCGAAGGCTGAGGCTGAGGCTGAGGGCAAGGACGGGAAGAAGGACGGGAAGAAGGACACCCGCATCCCGCTGGCTCGTCACGAAGCCATCCTGACCAAGGAGCGCGAGGCGCGGGCCGAGCTGGAGCGCCAGTTGGCGCAGTATCAGCAGGGGAAGGAGATCGCGGACATCAACGCGGTGCTCACGGCCACCGAGACGAAGATTCTCGGCATGGAGAAGGAGTACGCCAAGCTCCTGACCGATGGTGACGTCGACAAGGCCACGGTGCTGATGGCCGAAATCCGCCGCCTGGACCGTGAGGCGGCGGAGAGCAAGAACGACCTCAAGATCCAGGCCGCCGAAGCCCGCGCCACGGAGCGCGCCCGCTACAACATCGGCCTGGAGCGCGTCGAGGCGGCGTACCCCGAGCTGAACCCGGACCACGAGGACTACGACGCCGAGAAGCTCACCGACGTGGCGGACCTGAAGGGCGCCTACGAGCGCAAGGGCATGACGCCCACCGACGCGCTGCAGAAGGCCGTCAAGAAACTGATGGGCACCGAGACGAAGAAGCAGGAGGCTGCTACCGAGGTGAAGCCGAACGTGTCCGTCAAGGACGTGGCGGCGGAGAGGAAGAAAGAGGCGGTGGCGAAGGCGCTGGAGACGACGAAGAAGTCGCCGGCCAGCCTTGCGAAGGTCGGTCTGGACAGCGACAAGGATGGCGGTACGATCAGCGCTGCCGACGTGATGAAGATGTCGTACAAGGACTTTTCGGCTCTGCCGGAAGAACAACTGGCCCGTATGAGAGGAGACGTGCTGTGAACATCCCCCAAGACAAGATCCTCCACTTCGCCGCCGGTGCCTGCGCCGCAGCGCTCGCGACGGTGATCTACGTCATGTGCGTGCGCGGGCTCGGCGCTCCGCTGGGCGGCGTCGTCTACACCCCGTTCATTGCCTCCCTCGTCGCGGGGATCACGAAGGAGGGTGCGGATTACATGGACAACCGGGCGGCTGGTGTGCCTGTGCACGAGGTCAGTTATCTCGATGCCCTCGCCACGACACTGCCCGGTCTCCTGACCTCGCTCGTTCTGTATTTCAACGTGAAGTGAACGCAGGCGCCGCAAGGCGCTTGCATTTCGATTTCAGGTTAGCTTACACTGCACGCACGTCAGAGGCACGACAGCCCTCAACCCCGCGCGTCGGAGCGATATTCGACACCAAGAGTCGTCAGTCGAACTTCGAACGCAACGGGGGTGCCTTAAATGGCCGTTACCAATTTCAGCCTGCTCACCGCCGAGCAGAAGACCGTGTGGTCCATGGACCTGTGGAAGCAGGCCCGCAACATGTCCTTCGTCAACAAGTTCCTGGGCAAGGGCCCAAACTCGTTGATCCAACACATCACCGAGCTCAAGAAGAGCGAAAAGGGCGCCCGCGCGGTCATCACGCTGCTGGCCGATCTGACCGGTGACGGCGTCGCTGGCGACCGCACGCTGGAAGGCAACGAAGAAGCGATGCAGACCTTCGATCAGGTCATCCGCATCGACCAACTGCGTCACGCCAACCGGCACGAAGGCCGCATGGCCGACCAGAAATCGGTGGTCGAATTCCGTGGCAACAGCCGCGACGTGCTGGCCTACTGGCTGGCCGACCGCATCGACCAGATGGCGTTCAGCGCCCTCGGCGGCCGTGGCTACGCAACCCGCCCGAACGGCTCGACCCGCGTGGGCTCGGACCTGCCGGCACTGGAGTTCGCCGCCGACGTGTCCGCCCCGTCGACCAAGCGCATGCTGCGCTGGGACAACGTCAACAAGGTGCTGAAGGACTCGGCCTCGGGTTCGAACACTTCGAGCGCCATCGTCAACACCGGTGCGGCCGCCGCGAGCGACTTCCCGGCGTGGCAGACCTTCGTGCAGCTGAAGGCCTACGCCAAGGACCGCTACATCCGCGGCGTGACGACCGAAGGCGGCGAGGAAACGTATCACGCGTTCCTGACCCCGCAGGCGTTCGCCAAGCTGAAGGCGGACAACGACTACAACCTGAACCTGCGCCACTCGCAGCAGACCAACAAGAACGACGCGCTGTTCACGGGTTCGAGCGTCAAGATCGACGGCATCTACCTGCATGAGTTCCGGCATGTGCCGAACGTGTCGGCCGGCATCTCCGGCACGAACATGTACGGCGCCGGCCTGAACCTGCCGGGCTCGCAGATTCTGTTCTGCGGTGCGCAATCGCTGGGCATGGCCGACATCGGGGCGCCCGAGTGGAACGAGAAGGGCTTCGACTACGAGAACAGCCAGGGCATTGCCGTCGGCAAGATCCTGGGCTTCTTGAAGCCGAAGTTCGGCACGATCTACGAAGCCAACACCGTCGAAGACTTCGGCGTGCTGTCCTGCTACGTCGCGCAGTAAACCCGCAACAAGAGCAAAGGAAAGTACCCCATGAAGCTCCTCGCCTCGCGCACTGCGCAATACCCCCTGTTCCAGGAATTCACGTTCAACTGGAACAACTGGGTCATCGACTCGGCTGACGGCACGAAGAAGACTCTCGGCTCGTCGGTGGCCAACGCCACTGACCCGAACGAGACCGCGCTGAACGGCCCGGCCGCCAACACGATCACCTTCGACTGCTTGCCGCTGCCCCCGGGCGCGGTGATCACCGGCGGTGAAGTGATCGTCGAGACGGCCTACGCCGGCTCGACCGCGGCGACGGTGTCCCTCGGCATCGCCGGCACGCTGACGTCGCTGCTGAACGCGGTGGACCTGAAGACCGTCGCCCGCACCGCGCTGACCCTGATCACGCCGCTCGGTGAGAACGCTGGCCAGAACCTGCGTGCCACCATTGCCTACACCGTGGCGAACGCCACGGCGGGCAAGGCACGCCTGCGCGTGCAGTACACGGTGGACGGTCGCGCCCAAGAAGTCCAGGCTGCCTGATCCCAGGCCGTCTGAACCCAGAGAACGGGGCCTGATGGCCCCGTTCTTCCAACAGCAACCCAAGGAGCCGATATGCGATTCAAACTCCCCCGCAACCGGACGATTTCGTCCACGTGTGGACTGTCCATCGAATTCAAGAAGGATGAGTGGCACCTCGTCCCGCCCGCCATGTACGCTGACGTGATCGCCGCCGGCGGTGTCTCCGAGGACGAGATCCCCGAAGACGAGAAGCCTGCCGTCGCCTCCACGCCCGAGGCGCTGGCTGAGCGCGAGGCCGCGATCTTCAAGGCCTACACCACTATCGCCAAGCGCAACCGGCGCGGCGACTTCACCGCTGGGGGCATGCCCCACGCTGCCGTGCTGGCGCAGACGACCGGCTGGGCCGTCGCCGACAAGGAGCGTGACAGCACCTGGGTGAAGTTCCTGGCCCACAAGGACGACTAAGCCGTGAACTCGTCAGACCTCCTCGATCTGTTCCGCTCGGAGATGGCCGACATGGCCACGCCTCCGCTGTGGACCGACGTCGAGGTCTTCGGGTACATGAACGATGCGCAGAAGATGCACTGCCGGCGGACGGAGGGCATCTCTGACGCCACCACCGTCGCGGTGAGCCGCATCGAGGTTCTGCCGAACACGGACTGGGTCACGCTCCACGCGGCGATCCTGAAGATCCGCTCGGCGCTGCGCACGGACACGGGGCGGCCGATCGAGATCGTGAACCAGGAGGACATGCTCAAGCGGGGCTGGTACTTCGATGGGCGCACGGGGCCGATCTCGGCTCTCGTGATCGGCGCGCAGGCCCACAAGGCGCGCGTCTACCCTAAGTCGAACGAGACCGTGAGCGTGGACCTCAACGTATTCCGCCTGCCGCTGGTGAACATCACCGACGCGGGGGACCAGGAGTTTGAAGTCGACGAGGAGCACCACCGGCATCTGCTGCTGTGGTGCAAGCACCTCGCCTACAGCAAGCAGGACGCCGAGACGATCGACAAGATCAAATCGGCAGAGTTCAAGGCAGCAGCCGAAGCCTACTGGGCTCAGGTGAAAGAGGAAGAGCGCCGCAAGCGCTTCAAGGTGCGCGTCGTCCAGTACGGCGGAATTTGAAACTGAAACTAGGAGCCCTTCATGGCCGCAATGTCTGACTTTCTCGAGAACAAGCTGATCGACTTCCTGTTCCGCGCGCAGGCGCTCGGCATCACGGGTGCGTCTGCTGCGGCGGGCACAGGGCCGACCGCGCTGTACGTGGGCCTCTACACGGCGAACCCGACTGACGCCGCGGGCGGCACTGAGGTCTCGGGCGGCTCCTACGCTCGTGTGACTGTGACCAGCGCCCTCGGCGCGTGGGACAACACTCAAGCCGCGAGCTCGACTGCAGTCTCCAGCGGCACCGGAGGCACCACGCGGAACCAGGCCACGATCACCTTCCCAGCGCCGTCTGCGAACTGGGGGACGGTCACTGGCATGGCGCTGTTCGACGCGACTTCGGGCGGCAATATGCTGATCTGGTCGGCGCTGACGACCAGCAAGACCGTGAACAACGGCGACGCGGCCCCGACGTTCCCGGCCAACGCCCTCACGTTCCAGATCGACAACTAAAGTGGCCGCACCGCGCCCCACGCCGCCAGTCCTGCCGCCGTACCCTACGGCGGCAGCTGTTGGCATGACGCTGGCCGAGACGAGTCGCGCATGGTACGAGCACGTCTACGGCATGCTGACTCAGTACGGCCAGCAGCAGGCGGAGGCCGACGCGCTCGACCGGGCCGCTGCAGCGCCCGCCTACCAGCTCAGCATCGACGCGCAGAACGCACGCGCAGCCGCCGAGGTGCTGGTGGCCGCAGCAGGGCAGCGGCAGGCCGCAGCTTCCGAGGCACTGACAGCCGCGTACATGCAGCCGGCTCCGTCTGCGCCCTGGACCGATGCCGACCTGCTGAGGCTGTTCATGGGTGGCGCGCAGTCCGCAGGGCTTGTCGGCCCGGCCGTGATGGTCGAAGCCAAGGCCCAACTTGCCGCCTACAAACGCGCCACGGCGCCCGTGTTCCAACTCTGAAGGCCACATGAAAACCGCAACGATCACCTTCGCCACCGTGGATACGCCGTTGCCCAACCAGAGCGCCACGCATACGCCGCCGGGCTTCGTCGGCTTCCAGCTCACGGTTACCAAGCCGGATGGCACGGTCGGTGCACCAGCCGTGGATCCGAAGCTGGTGTGGGTGATCGGCAACTTCATCCCCGGCGGTACGTACAGCCTGAAGGTGGACATGGTTGACGGCCTGGGCGGGGTCATAGACAGCTTCCCGCCCCAGACGTTCATCGTGCCGGGTGCCGACATCGCGCCGATCCTGACGTACCCGAAGGTCAGCGGCGTCGACATCTCCTGGGGGCCGTGACATGCGCGGCCAGTGGTGGCGGGCGCGCTACTACCGGCCCGAGTCGGAGGACAACATCCGTGAGCAGTCTTGGGAGGCCATAGAAATGCACAACGCCGCCATGCAGGCGGCGCCACCACCCGATCCGCCGCCTCATACCTGCCCGACGCGCGGCAGCATCGCCGAAACTGAAGCCAATCCCGAACTGGAGACCGAAACATGCTGACCCCTGCCCAACTCGCCACCCTGAAGGCGGCCATCCTGGCCGAGACGGACGCCGCTTTCGTGATCGCACGAAACAAGCGGGACGACTCGGCCATGGAGGCGTTCTACGCCGCCGACACATCCCCGGCCTGGAACGCATGGCGGCCGAGCACCGCCGCGGCCG